AGTTCCACCGCGACTTTCCCAATCTCTTCCGGCGTCGCGAAGGTTCCGAGTTTCTCCATTGCGTAGAACACATACTGTGCCTGACGCGGGAGAAGCTTCGGCTTCTCGGCCCCGTCAACGAGCGAGTACTGCTTGCTCGNGCGGGATGTTTCGATGACGATTTCCATGATAGTTCTCCTAATATCCGGCCTCATTCGACCGTAAAAGCATTATAAAATGAATGAAATGAAAAGTACANAACTGTTACACTTTGTTACATTTATAGGAGACTGACAATTTCTGTCAGTTGCTGACAATTTCTGTCACGTGACAATTATTGTCAGTTGTACTTGAATACCACATGGTGAAATACCACATTATGAAATGCCACATGGTGAAATGAGGAGTATAAGTAGAACTTATACCAGTATAAAGGAAACTTATAGCTATGTTATTGATAATGATAATCATTATCATTGGGCCGAGTTCCGAGGTTCGTGTGTCTCGCGCCAGGGGACTTGGGCCCTGGGGGGTAGGGCGTGCGATCAGACGAAATTTTTATAGTGCTACCCACGCGTTAGACGGCTCAAAGTTTAGTCTTCGGGTTGTGTAACCTATGCCACCGCCTGTTGGTATAGAGTTTCCTGCGCCGTCTGGCGGGATCATTGGCATAGCGCTTATAGCACGCCCTACACTCTGCCCGCAACGCGGTCCCCTTAGCCGGCCTAAAGTTGGTCAGGTCCGCCTCAAGTTCTTTACCACAACGTCGGCATTTTTTAAGCATAGTCCATTATATAATGCCGCTCGATTGATAGATACTGTCTGTTTAATCTTTATTTTCAAGGGCTTATAATGTTCCTGCGTGCGCTATATTTCAAGGAGCCTTGAATGCCCAGCAAATCACCAGAGCAAGCCGACTTCATGCGCGCCGTCGCCCATGGCATGAAACCACGTGCAGGTGGTCCCTCAAGGGCGGTCGCGCGGGAGTTTGTCGACGCCGACATGGCAAAGCAGAAGATGACCGCCAGTAAGCTTCGCGGCAATCCGGGGCATTCGCGGAAGGAGAGCTACTAGTGTCCAACCTCACTGATGCCCAGAACAAGAAAGCTCTCCGTGATGTAGTTCGCGAGGCTTTTGATCGATTGGGAGGTGCAGATTGGTTAGTGACCTTTTCTCAAGCCAACTGGGAGAACGCGCGAGTTTTTGTCTCCCTAGTCGGTCGGCTCATCCCCACGGAGCTTGTGGGTAAGGGCGGAGGCCCCCTGACCGTGATCATCAAAAAGGAAGGTGAGGAAATTCCTGTAGGACGCTTGATTGAGGGTTCAGCGGAACCACTCCCAGACGAGCCGCGGCAGTTAAACTAGTATGGCTCAAGCCTACATCGTAGGACAACTAGCGTGCGGCACGTGTGGCAGCGTCATGTACGTGGTCAAGGGCGCGTCGCTCGGGGTCCGCGATCCATCAACTGATAAGGTTGACCCAGAAATTACGGTGCGGTGTGCCCACGCAGATTGCCAGGAGTATGGCGTCCTTCGTAAATTTGTAATGACGCCCCTGGAGCTTACGGATGCCTGAGCTAGTCCTCCCCCACAATTTTACGCCCCGCCCGTACCAGCGCGACTTCATGTCGTTCATGGACCGTGGCGGGACACGCGCGTGCGCGGTGTGGCATCGACGGGCGGGCAAGGACCTTGTGGGAGCGCACCAGATTGCTAAGTCCGCCTTCCAACGCGTAGGGTTGTACTGGCACCTGCTGCCCACGCAGCGCCAGGGCAGAAAGGTCGTTTGGGAGAATATCACCACTCAAGGTGTCCGACTCATCGATGCCGTCTTTCCCCCGGAAGTACGGGCGGCGGAGCCAAATTCGACGGAGATGTCGCTCAAGCTGCGCTCTGGTAGCCTCTACCAGGTCGTTGGGTCGGACAACTATAATACCTTGGTGGGGGCGAACCCAGTAGGCGTCTTGTTCTCTGAGTGGTCGCTTGCTGACCCGCGCGCGTGGGATTTTGTGCGACCAATCCTTCGAGAGAACGGTGGGTGGGCAGCCTTCTTGTATACCCCACGCGGTTACAACCACGCCTTTGAGCTTTACCAGATCGCTCAGCGCAATCCCTCGTGGTTTGTTTCACTCAGGACCGTTCAAGACACTAACGTTCTCTCGCCGGCAGATATTGAGGAGGAACGGCGGGCCGGGATGCCTGAAGAGTTAATCCAGCAAGAGTTTTACTGTGATTTTTCGTCAGCATCGATTGGTTCAGTGCTCGGGCAGCAGTTGGCGTTGGCGGAGCGTGAGGGTCGTATTACGGACATTCAGCTCTGGGACCCTGAAGGTGGGCCGGTCATCGCCTCGTCAGACATTGGTTTCAGGGACTCTTCCGCGTGGTGGTTTTGGCAACTTTACCCGGACAAGATCGCCCTCATTGATTATGAGGAGGAAAGTGGGCTCGAGGCGCAAGATTGGATTGACAAGCTGAAACTCAAGCCGTACGAGTACCAGATGGTCTACCTCCCACACGACGCGAAGGCAAAGACGTTCGCTACACGTTACTCGGCGCAGGAACAGTTCATCGATAGCGGGTTGCCAACCACCCTGCTGCCTATGATGCGTATAGCGGACAGGATTAACGCCGCGAGGGCAATTTTTCCTAGGTGCGTGCTCCAACGCGACCTGTGCGCGCGCGGCATCACCGCCTTACGTGCGTGGGCGTACTCTTATGATGACGAAAGAAAAATGTACTCGAAGGAACCGTTCCANGACTGGGCGTCGCATGGAGGAGACTCGTTTACTTACGGGGCGTCAGTGCTTGCGCACCACTTCAAGAAGATAAAGGAAGAGGATAAGAAGGTTAGCGTGGCGAAGGGAAGCCACTACGCCTTTTCACTTGACCAATTACATGATAAACCGGCGAATGGTCGGCTCAGGGAGCGTGTTTAATGGCTACTAATCTTGCTGACCTTACGAGCGTTGAGTTTCCGACCGATGATCCGGTAAAGTTGGCAAATTACTGGTCAGCGGAAATTATCGCAGCCAATAAGTGGTTCGAGAAATTCGTCACCCGGTCACAGCGGGTAGAGGAACGTTACCTCGACGAGCGGGAAGGTGGCATCGGGGGAGTTAGTGATGGTGCCTCGGTGCTTAATCTTTTCTGGTCAAACGTGGAGGTAATGATCGCGGCACTCTACGCGCGCCCACCAAAGGTTGACGTCTCACGCACCTTCAAGGATCCTGATGATGACGTGGCGCGAGTAGCGGCGAACATTCTAGAACGCGTTATNCAAAACGATATTCAAAGTGAGGCAGAGTCCGANGGTGGAACTTTCAGGGACGCGATCCTTGATAGGTTGATCGTTGGNCTTGGGCAGCTTTGGGCGCGTTACGAGGTTGAGACGGCNAAGCAGATGCAGCCAGCTGCCACGGATCCATCTACTGGGATGGAGATGGTTCCAGCGCGTGAGATAGAGGTCATCGTTGATGAAAAATCTCCCCTCGACTTTGTGCGGTGGGAAGACTTTCTCTGCTCGCCCATTCGGCGGTGGCGTGATTGTCGGTGGGCTGCACGCCGGGTTTATATGACGAAGCCGCAGGTAATAGCGCGTTTTGGTGAACCTATCGCGAACTCAATGAACTTTGACAAGCGCACAACTTCCTCGTTGCGCCCAGATGATAATCCTTTGCTTGTTTCAGTTGTTGAACAGGCACAGGTTTATGAGATATGGGACAAGCAGACCAAGAAAGCTTACTGGTGGTCTAAGGACGCACCAACCATCCTCGACTTCAAGGAAGCTCCGATCAAGTTTCCAGGATTCTTTCCGTGCCCACCACCCTTGCTTGCTTCGACTACCACGAAGTCGATCATCCCACGCTGTGAATACTACATGGCGCAGGATCAATATGAGGAATTGGACCTGGTCACTACACGAGTTCACCTTCTTGTTGAGGCAGTTCGTGTCGCTGGTGTTTACGACAAGAACAATGAAGGTGTAAAGAACATCTTGTCGGCAAAAGCCATGAACGAGATGATTCCAGTCAACAACTGGGCCATGTTTGCTGAGAAAGGTGGGCTTAAAGGTGCTGTTGACTGGTTTCCACTTGACATGATCATTGCGACGATGGAAAAGTTGACCGCGCGTAAGGCTGAACTTGTCCAGGAAATCTATCAGGTGCTTGGGATTTCGGATATTATGCGTGGGATGTCCAACCCTAACGAAACATTGGGTGCCCAGCAGTTGAAGTCTCAGTTCGGGGGCGCAAGAATTGGGCGCACTCAGGCAACTATCGCGTTTTTTGTGCAGGGCGGCCTTCAGCTCAAGGCAGCGATCATTACCTCGCTCTATCAACCACAGCAGTTGATGAAAAAGAGCCAGATAATGAGTTCGTCTGATGCAAAGTATGCAGAACAGGCAATTCAACTGTTAAAAGATCCCTCGATGCCTTTTCGCATCAAAGTTCAGGCAGATTCCATGGCATCTCCTGAGTGGTTGTCAGAGAAACAAGAAAGAACTGGCGTGGTTCAGAGCATTGCCCAATTTATTGGGATGTCTATGCCACTGATTCAATCGGCGCCTGCTTCTGGGCCATATTTGATCAAGATTCTGCAGTGGGCGGTTGCTGGCTACAAGGGCGGTGAGGAACTTGAGACCGTGCTTGATGACGCCTTCACCGCGATGCAGCAACCGAAGCCTCCGGCACAGCCCACGCCTATGCAAATAGCTGAGCTGAAGAAAACTCAGGCTGAAGGGGTGGAAAAAATGTCGCAGGCGACTAAGAATCAGGCTGAAGCGAAGAGAGCCACGGTTGAGGCACAGCTTGAACCAATCAATGTGATACTTGACCATCAGAAAGGTGGACGTGAAACGCCGGTTCGTCCAAATTAACGGTGTTTTGACGGAGGTGCCTCTTGATTACAGATCGGGAGACGAAATTCGTCGCGTGGCTATTGTTGGGGACCGTTATTATGACGGTCTTCGTACTAGTGATGGTATTGACATCTCAAGTCGGGTAAAGCACAAAGCTTACATGAAACGTACTGGTCTTACTACTGCCGATGACTTCAAGGAGACTTGGCGCAAGGCTGAAGAACAACGAATAAATGAGAAGCGCGGCATTGATCCATCTCGAAAGTACGACGTTGCGCGGGCAATTGATAAGTTACTAGATAAGAGACGTTAATGGAAATTCCTGCAACAGGAATTCTTTCTCCAGCAGAGTTGGAGAAGAGCACCAAGCGACTTGTTACTGATGTCGCTGGTGAAACACCGTCTGAATGGGCCTTGACAGCCGCACTTGGTCCTATTGGTAGGGCAGCGACCAGAGCAGGCTTGTTAAGTTTATCAGGGGCAACGTATTCACCAGAAAGCGAAGCTGTGCTAACTCGCCTGGGGATTAAAGAGATACCAAAACGACTTGAAAAAATGTATGAGATGGCCAGACAATTACGGGCCCAAGGTCGTGGCGGTGAAGCGTGGCAAAAATCGGAAGGAAAGTTAACCATTGGACCTGCTGGGGATATTGAGGCAATTCATACCCCTAAAGCAGTGGATATTTCTAGGATTAAGGAAGGAAGACCATTAAAGTATTCAGAGGTAATAGACGCTCCTGAGATGCTTGCTGAAAATCCTTCGCTTAAAAATATGGTGATCCAGGCCACTGATTTACCTCGAAATGTTCGTGGTAATCTTCGCATCCCAAGGGCCCCTGGTGAGGTCCCTAAGATTGGGGTAAGTGCTGGTGGTAAGCTTACGCCTGAAGAACTCAGTGGTGTGATAGGACATGAATCAACCCATGGTTTTGATTTTCTTCACAATCTTCCATATGGGGCCAACCAAAGATTTACTCAACAACAGATTGATAACCTAATTCGTGATCTTGGAACGCTTCCACGTGGAGCCAGTCAATTACCAGAACTTCGCGCGGGTTTGTTACGCGCACGTTTAGGTGATCCAGGATTTTCTCGTGAACTTTACCTTCGTAATCTAGGTGAGACACGGGCACGTGCTGGGCAAGCTGGTTGGCAACACGGTAATTTAATGGATCCGTACGGCACTAGTATTGTAGGGGAATCAATGAAGTTGAAACCTGGCGTACGCCCACGGCTATCTAGCGGTACTGCCTATGAGCGAGTTATGGACCCAAGTTCTCCGGTCTATACCCGTGACATTGAACGCATCATTTCAGAGCTTAGACAAGAAAGGTAGGGTCCCATGGCTGAAGCAGCGAAAATAGAGGAAAGTGGTTCTCGCAGTGATGTTGCTGCCGCCTTTGATAAGGTGGAGGTAGCACAGGCAAAGGTTGAACCTGTTAAGGTTGAACCTGCGAGAATTGAACCTGCAAAAATTGAACCTGCGAAGATTGAACCTGTAAAGGTTGAGCCTGCAGCTCTTCGCGGTGAAGGAGAGGTTAAAGAACCTGCGAAGGCCGAAACCTTGGGAAAAGTTGGGGAACCAGCCAAGGCCGTCGAACTAAAGGCTGGTGAAGTAAAATCTGATGAAGCTAAGTGGCAGGACCGTCTCACAAAGGCGCCACCTTCATGGAAGCCAGAAGCGCGTGAGTCATGGGCACAACTTCCCTCGAATGTTCGGGTTGAAATTCATCGACGTGAGTCTGAGGTTTATCGGGTGCTTCAGAACTCGAAAGAGGCGCGGGAATTTCACCAAGAGTTTCAAAAGGTGGCACAACCTTACGCGATGCTTATCGCTCAGGAAGGTTCTCCACTCCTTGCCTTTAGTGAGTACTTGAAAACAGGCTCGCTTTTGCGTATGGGCACGCCGCACGAGAAGGCGATGGCGGTAGCACGCGCAATCAATCAATTCCAGGTGCCTATTGAGTTGCTTGATGCAGCCTTGGCTGGCACCTTAAAGGCTGGTAATGGCGCAGGTGGTGCTGCCCAGTTTCGTGACCCACGCGTTGACCAACTCTTAGGGACGCTCGCGGAACAACAAGCACGGCATAATCAACAGGTAACTGAGGAAGTTGATGGCGAGCTTGAGGAATTTGCGACAGACGAGAAAAATAAGTATTTTCATGATGTCCGCGATCTCATGGCGGATATTATGGAGGTAGCCGCTCGCCGAAACAAGAAGGTCAGTTTACAGACAGCTTATAGCCAGGCTATAATGTTACATCCTGAGATTTCGAAGTTGGTGAAAGTTCAGGAGACGACGCAAACCGAGCAGAAGTTGACGCAGGCAGCCCAGGCCGCAAAGGCGGCAGCAGTCAGCATCACTGGGTCACCTGGCGCACCTGGTGGGGTTGTAGCGTCGGACGGCACGGTTCGTGGTTCTATCGAGGCAGCCATAGCCTCGTTGAGTGGAAGGTAAGAAGCGAGGCTCATCTTACCGGACGCGTGTAATAAGAGCGTAGTTTCCCTCAACTAGCAAAAGGAGCCTTAAATGGCATTCCCAAACGTAACAGACATCGTCGCGACGACCATTGAGTCTCGCACGAAGAAGATCGCTGACAACACCACGAACAACAACGCCATATTGTCGCGGCTAAGTCAGCGAGGTAACGTCAAAACCATCTCCGGCGGCTCCACGATTTTCGAGGAGTTGAGTTTCGCGGAGAACGCCAATTCTGGCTGGTATTCTGGTTACGACCTGCTGCCCGTTGCGGCACAGGACGTGATCAGCGCGGCACAATTCAGCATGAAGCAGGCCGCGGTGCCAGTTACCATTTCTGGCCTGGAGATGTTGCAAAATGCCGGCAAGGAGCAGATGATCGACCTGCTGGACGGTCGCATCACGGTGGCAGAATCCACCATGTCCAACCTACTGTCCCAGGGTGTTTACTCTGACGGCACAGGTTACGGCGGCAAAACCATCGTGGGCCTGGAGGCTGTGGTGCCTGCGAACGCGTCCGGTACGTCAGGACGTATTGCCACCGGCACGTACGGCTCGATCGACCGCGCCACGTGGTCCTTCTGGCGTCCCTGGTCCTCGCACCCAACCACCGCGCTCACCGCCGCCACGATCCAACAGGCGATGAACGACGTCTGGGCGCAGCTGGTGCGTGGGTCGGACAGGCCTGACCTGATTCCTTGCGACTCGTTCATGTGGGGTATTTACATGGCGAGTCTGCAGGCGATTCAGCGGTTCACGGACCCTTCCTCGGCGAAGCTTGGTTTCCCGTCCATCAAGTATATGGACGCGGACGTGGTGCTTGACGGTGGCCTGTATTTCCCATCCTCAGCCTACGGAACGGGAGCCGTGACCAAGACCATGTATTTCCTCAACACGAAGTATCTCAAGTGGCGGCCACACGCGCAACGCAATATGGTGCCTCTGGCGCCGAACAAGCGTTACGCGATTAACCAGGACGCGGAAGTCACCATCCTGGCGTGGGCTGGTGCGTTGACGACCTGCGGTGACGCATTCCAGGGCCGTCTGACCAGCAACTAACTAAGGAACCGCGGGGACTTCGGTCCCCGCTCCTTAAAGGAGATAATCATGGCGTTTCAAATGGTAGATCAACGGGTGGGTTGGCCAGCGATCAATGATGTAAGCACCACGCAGAAGATTCCAACGGGTTCAATAGCTTATATATCAGACCAAGCTGGCACTGTTCCGCTGGGAGGTGAGGCAGTCTACCTCAAGGCTGGTGGCGCGAACATTGTGGTTGGTTCAGTGTGTGAGCTGGATCCGAACGTGGGGGCGATTTTGGCACCGGCGACTGGGGGTGAGGGCCCGGTAGTAATCAGCCTGAACATTGTGCCTTCGGGTTCATTTGCTTGGTTCGCTGTCGAGGGAACCATACCAGTCAAAAGTCCAAACGCAACGGTCATTGGCGCGGCAGTGTTTATGCTAGCGGCGACCGCTGGTAGCGTGGACGATGCGGCGGTGGCGGGAGAGCAGATCCTCAACGCAGAGTTTGCGAGCTCGACCGGCGTGCCTTCCACGGGGTTGGCGCTCGTTACCATCGATCGCCCGTTCCATCAAGGACAGATCACCTAACAGGAGACGCTCATGCCAGCAGGACTTCCAGGTTCGACAAACGCGGACAACCTGGCAAACCCAAGCACGGGTCGGTTCGTTATCTTCGACCCGTTGTCTGGACCCAAGGGTTCTCCGCTCGATAAAGACAGTTCGGACAAAGCTTCAACCGGTGCCCTTCAGACGGGCATCGGTTACAGCGCGTTGCCAGTGATCGCCATTCAGCCTGGTGATGTTCCAGCCACGGCTCCTGGGGCAATCTCTCGCGCAGGGTTCACGGACAATCAGGTTCCTGGTGAAACCACACCGCAGGAAGGCACCATCAACACCATCAACTCCGCCTTCATGTATATCGGTGGAGGGCGCCAGGTAACTGGTGCCGGTGGAGCGAACGTGGCAGGTGCTGCTGGTTCTCCTCCATATACCGCAGGCGTCGCGATTTGTGGAGCAGGTAACGGGGCCTCACGGGATGGTGGTGCGGGGCCCGCGTTCCTTGGTTTTCCTCTTAAGATGGTGACGGCGGCGGGCACCGTGGCGAATGGCGCGGCGACCGAGGCTGGTTGGGTTAACCGTTCAGGAGTATCACTCACCATAAACCAGTCAGCGAACGGCTCAAGCACGACGACGCTAGCTATAGCGAGCTAGTGTGGCTCTTACCCAGGCCCAGGAGTCGGCAATGTTTGCTGCCTTGGCGGCGAACAGAAATGTTATACCGCCTCTGCAGATGGCTGGTATTGGGCAGATTCCTGTGGCGCTTTGTCCATCCACATGGGGTGGCATGGGGGTTGCAGCACTAACCCCTCAAACTTTTGGGGTGGCATATTCACTAGTTACGATGTTTGACGTGCCTTTTCCTAATTTCGCTACTTCTGGGTTATCACCAGAAGGCTGTCTTTTTGATCAGTTTACGGATAGCTTGGCGTTCCTATCCAAGGGCATTTACATTTTAACTATGAATTTTGTCGGCACAATACCTGCAGGGGCTGACTTTCAATTCACTGTTTTCAGGAATGGGGTTGAGACACCGATTACGATAGGCGCGGGCGCATCCAATCAGACCAGTGCTTTTGCATCGTCCACTTCCGGCATCGCAGAACTGAATTCAGGGGATGCCTTGACGGTTCAGGGTAAAGCAGATCAGGCAGGGAGGTTGTTTACCCCACTTTTTGTATCGATGCAGGCATCGAGGATACGGTAATGCTTAACTCTGGCGTTTTATCATTTGATGCTACCGGTAGGATACGGATTGCTAACGCTCTCCCTCCTACCAACTTCAATGGTGGAACGCCAACGCTTCCTACCGCTGGAGCGAACTTGCTCGCGGGAAATAACGCTGGTCCTCAAGTTTATGCACAAGGTGCTGCTTATACCCTTGACGGAATTTTGTGCGCTACCTCGATTGGGTCAATAGATCATTATTCTCAAGGTGGGTTGCCTATGGTGGCTAGCGACGAGGTAGCTGTTGACCCAACTGGGGCTATCGCGTTTTATAACGCAGGGTTGCCTTACACGGCGGCTGGAAAGCTGGTCGTGGCTGTGGCAGAAATACCAACTTAATCCCGCCGGCGAGACGGGCCCTTCTCGACCTAGCTTGGAGGTAAAGACGATGGAAATGCTCGAATACGATCATGAAGGTTTCACGAAACCGCGCGCTGGTGATGAACAACTCGCCATTCGCTTCTTTAAGAAGGCCTCACAAGATATGGAACAGACCAAGGCGCAGGGTCGTCCAATCTTTACTGAGGTCGAATTCATTCAGATCATGATCCCTGGCGATAAGGGCACTGTCATTGTGCGCCCTATTGGCATAGAGGATCAGCAAAGGTTTGGCAAGCAATACGACGATTGGGTGCGCTCTAACAAGGATTCTAAAGAAGTTCTTGTAGGAACTCCGTTAGAGGCGTGGAACCAGATGTCGTTGGCGCAGATTGAGGAATTTCGTTACTTTGGCGTGCGCACGGTAGAGCACCTTGCCACCCTTCGTGATGACGTAATGCTCAAGATGCCTGGAGCCATTTCACTGAAGAAAAAGGCACAGGAATTTCTCGACGCTGCCAAGGAAGCGGCACCGCTCTCCAAGATGCAGGCTGAGCTTGAGAAGCGTGATAACGATATCGCCGTATTGCAGCATGCCCTGAAAGAGCAGGGTGAGATGATCGCCAAACTGCAACGTTCACAGCCCAAGGAGCTGCATGCCAACGTATGACATTATTGCGCAGACGACCCTAAGTCAGGGCGTTACGACAATTTGTCGGTTGACGGGGCAACCTGTGCCTGCTGATGCGGCTGGTTCAACTGATCCTTCAACGCAGCAGATGGTTGAGGCGTTGAATCAGTCGGCATCAGATCTTTTTGCTATGCGTGATTGGCAGGAACTTCGTCAACAGCTTAACCTGAGCATTCTGGCAGATTCTCAGGGACAAACGGAAAAGGCGTATGATCTTCCGCCTGATTATGGGCGCTTTGTTGATGTAACCCAATGGTCCACGTCACAACAGTGGCCGGCCGTTGGACCAATCTCGCCGCAGGGATGGATAGCGTACCTTGTTAATAAGTGGACACCAGTTACGTCCCTGTACTGGCAGATTAGGAATGATCAGCTTTGGTTCCTGGCGCCACCTTTCCCTACCGCTCAGCCTTTCACGGCATATTATATCTCACGAGGTTATGTCCGTGATCAAGATGACTCAACATTATTCAAGAACTATGCCAACAAGAACGGTGATACTTTCCTTCTTGATGGTCAGTTGATTTCTTTACTTGGGCGCGTAAAATGGCTAGAGTATAAGGGTTTTGATAGTGCGTCCGCGATGCGTGACTTTCAGACACAATACGATTCACGTGCGGGAAGTGATGAAGGTGCTCTGGTCTATAATCTTTCTGGGACAACTGGAATGCCTCTCATTAGTTCAGCAAATGCTCCTGATACAGGATATGGCTCATGAGCCTTAGACCTGTACGTTCATTGATGTCGACCGTGCCACGTCGCGCTAGTGTGACGAAGACGCATGAGGCGTATACTTATCCAGCACCAGTTGGCGGCCTCGATTTTATGACGCCGTTAACTCAAATGGACGCAAAGTCTGCGATCAAGGCATCAAACGTCTTGGTACGTAATTACGGTCTTGAGTTCCGTTCTGGTTGGCGTCGGTGGGCTTCACTCATTCCCGGTGAAGTTCGCACGATCATGCCGTATAACCCGCCGCGGGGACTTGGTCCGTCGGCGATTGCTAAGCTTTTCGCCGCCTGCTCTGACGGTAAGATTTATGACGTTACCGCGCAGACGAACGAGTCAACCATCCCACCTGTTTCTGCGACAATTTCAGGACAGTTGGAGCCCGGCGAATTTAGCTGGGTAAACTTTGCAACACCAACGAACAATTTTCTCTGCGTCGTCTCCGCTGGTGGTGGTTACTGGACCTTTGACGCTACTGGTGGATGGATAAACCAAACAGCTAATATCTCTGGCGCAGGAAGCGCTGCCGCGATTGACTTTGACTTTGTGATGTCATGGAAGAATCGGCTCTGGTTCATTAAGAACCTAACGGCTGACACCTATTTCCTTGGCGTTAACTCCATTATCGGAGCTTCTACCGCCTTTGACTTTGGGCCCTTGCTGGTGCATGGTGGGGACATAAAGGCCATGGCCTCATGGACCGTGGACGGTGGCGATGGAATCGATGATAAACTCATAATTGCAGGTTCTGAAGGCGACCTCTTAATCTATGAGGGAACTGACCCTTCAAGCGCTGCCGCGTTCCGTATCATCGGCCGCTGGTTCATTGGGCGCCCGCCAAATGGTCGACGGTTCATGGCACGTTATGGTGGTGACCTGGGGATGATTACCCAGTTTGGTCTCGTCTTTCTTTCACGCCTACTTCAGCAGACTGGTGTGACCGTTGATAAGGATGCTTCGGCTTCGTTCAAAATAAACCCGATATTCGCTAACTTTGTCCGTAATACTGTGCTTACGCAGTATTGGGAGATTCGTTACCTGCCGCAGCTTGAAGCCATCTTTATCAATATGCCTGACGCAATTGATACTAGGAACAGGCAATGGGTGATGGACATAAACTCACGCGCCTGGTCAACATTTGATGGCGTTCCGATGCTAACGTGTGAAAATTTCCAGGGTGAACTTTACTTTGGCACGCTTGATGGCATCGTTGGCAAGGCTTTTGAGGAGAATGCCTCATCCGACGGAATTCTTTCAACAGGTGCTGTGGGAAATGACATAGGTATTGAGGTCCAATCCGCCTTTGTCCCGAACGGTGATCCTGTGCGCATAAAGCGGTTTTTGCATGCAGCCTTAACATTTCAAGGACAGCTTAAGCCATCAATCGCTGCCCAAATAAATCCTGATTGGGGATTTGGGAGCACTCCTGGTTCGCCAGTTTTTATTGGAACTGATCCATCTTTATGGGACATAGCTCTCTGGGACCAAAGTCTCTGGTCAGGTGGTCCAGAAATCACTTTCCGTGGCTGGTTTGGTATTGCAGGCCTCGGTTATTTTGGAAGTCTTCGTTTTACTGGACGTGGTCTTCCAAGAACATACTTTGTTAACTGGACGTTCGTCACAGAACCTGGGGGTTTAATGTGATAGTTTGCCCACGCACGCCTGAGCAGGCAGCTCTTCTGTTCTCGTTCTTAAATGAACGCGGGTCGCCGGTGCGCGCATCACCTGAACTTCGGCTGATTGGTCACGTTACTAATCATGAGCCGCATATGATTAATGCAGTTGTTGCTTATGACAGCTTCATTGGGCGTGTATGCTCAATGCACATTGCTGGTGAAGGTGTAAACTGGCTTGATAAGACTTTCCTCTACGTTGCTTTTCATTATCCCTTTGTCCTTTGCGACTTTGTGTCGATTATTGCAACCGTGCCAGGGGATAATGAAAAGGCGCTTAGGTTCGATAAACGTATTGGTTTTAAAACCTTTGACATAATTAAGGATGGGTGGAAGCCAGGCATCTCTCTACACGTTCTTAAAATGGATAAGAAAGATTGCCGATGGTTGTCACGTATCAAACAACCATCTTTCGTAAATTTAAGCGCTATTCAACCAGTAGAGGTGTTTAATGTTCAGCCAACGGCTCCGGGAATGCATTAGGCTTGGGGTAGCGCCGGAGTTACTCCATTGGGCCAGTACCGCACAGGGTGGTAAGGGTTCAGCACCTGCAGCTCCTGATTACGCTGGTGCAGCGCAGGCTCAGGGAGCNGCGTCTAATGAGGCNATAACTCGACAAACGTGGGCCAATCGTCCTGAACAAATCACCCCGTGGGGGCGTACGAGTTGGGGTGCGAACGCTGACGTTGACCCGGCTACTGGTCAACCAATCACGCGGTTTACCCAGACACAGACGTTGGACCCGCGCCTTCAAGGTGCCTTGGATGAACAATTAGCGGTCCAAGGTGGCCGGAGTAAGCTAGCGTCCGAGCAGATCGAGCGTGCCGGCCAGGCTCTTGACCAGCCGTTTAATTGGGGTGCGATGCCTAACGCTCCTGGTTCAATGGAGCAGGCACAACAGGAAGCGTACGGGCGCACCCAGAAGTTTCAAGCACCTGAACGTGAAATTGCGCGCGAGCAGATGGAACAGCGGCTCGCGAACCAAGGCATTACGATCGGGAGTAAAGCTTACGAGACCGAGATGCGTCGGCTTTCTGACCAAGAATCACGCCAGGACCTTCAAAATCTACAAGCGTCCTTTGGTGAGGGACGTGCGCAGGGAGGCTATCAGGGGCAACTTCGCCAACAGTCGATTGCTGAAGAGGCGCAACGTCGGGGCATCAGTATCAATGAGATGAACGCCTTACTGACTGGTCAACAGGTGAGTTCTCCACAGATGCCATCCTTTCAAGGAGCTGGCGCCGCACAACCTGCCAATATGCTTGGCGCGGCTGGTATGCAGGGACAATACGGCATGCAGGCCTATAACGCTGAACAACAAGCAAATCAGAACCTTTGGGGTGGGCTTGGACAGCTTGCGGGCACAGGCGCACTTTTCGCTTTCTCAGACGCTCGCTTGAAGTGGAACGTGCAGCGTGTAGGCACTCACCCACTCGGCATTGGCGTCTATGAATATGATGCCCCATGGGGTCATGGAATTGGCGTTATGGCGCAGGAAGTTGAAAGAATTCGTCCAGACCTTGTTAAGCGACACGCGTCTGGTTACTTGATGGTTAATTACGGAGGGCTATAGCATGGCACAGATGATGCCTCAAGAACAGATTGACCCCGAAACAATCAAGGCTATCCTTGAAATGTCAGGAGATGATCTCGAAATTCAGGCGATGCTGAAGCAGATGACCATGTCTGACGCCCTTCGCGGCGCAGCCTTGGCGCCTGGAACGTCGAAGAATGTCTTCGGTGCCGTAGCACAGGGATTGGCAGGTTATGGTGCTGGTCGCGAGCAGGAGCAATTTCGCACAGGCATGAAGGGCATGGGTCAGCGTAAGGCGGCAGGACGTGGTCGTTTCTTTGACGCGTTGTTTCCACAGCAACCTGCGCCATTGAACGAAACCACCAATCCTGATTTTGAGGATACTGGGGAATACTAACGTGGCTGAATTCCAAAGCCCATACGCTGCACGAATTGCGGCATTGATCAAGGAACAAGAGGGTCTAGAAACGGCCCCCATGCCGCAGATGTTTTCTCCTGAAGAGCTTGCGCGGCGTCAGGCAGAAAATCAACGGAACCGTCAGCTTGGCGTTCTTGGTGAGCTCTCAGGTGATCGCCCGCTTGGAGACGTAGGCGGTAAGATACTAAAACAGGCGATGGGGGAGCAACAACGCCGCCTTACGGAACATGGTGAATATGACCCGATCTCTGGTCGACTATCCGTGTTCCCTGAATATACCCGCAAGCAAAAGACTGATAGACTTGCGAAAGAACAGGCACGGATGACTGAGATGGAGGCACGTGACTACGCCAAATTCCTGGCTGACCGTGCCTCTGATGAGAATCGTCGTCTAATAGCTCAAATGGCAGCTGGTCAAGCAGGCACCTATAGCTTTAGTGGCGTGGACGCCGCTGGCAAGCCAATACTTGTGCACAGTAAGTCAGGGCAGTTTGTGCAACCAGGCGCTAAGGCCGGAGAATTTACGCCATACACTGGTGAGGTGCGTCAACGTGGTGCGTTTGAGAAGGAGACTGGAAAACTTGAGGTAGCTCAACAATTTGGCGATAGGGCTCGAAAGGTGATCGCTAAGTTAAATACTCCTGAAGCTCAGGAAGCTTTTGGCACCGGCGTGGCTGGTGGCACTTTAGCTCTTATGGCTGATATACCTGGACAAAGTTATTTACAGGAACAGGTGTTTACTCCTGAGCAGATTGAATTTAGGGCTGATGTAATGGAACAAGGCTACCAGGTAGCTCACGACTTGGCCGGTGCCGCAATGTCTTATGGCGAGCGAATTCGTCTTAAAGATTTTGTTCCTCACCCTGGAGATACAGCCAGAATTGTGCAAGATAAGATGAGGTCAGCTTCTAGAAAATATAACGAAATAACGCAGAAACTTCAGGCAAAACGCTCTGTTGCTGGCTCGTCTCAAGGTCCTGGTCCCGGGGTTCAACCTGGGGCAACCGCGGCCCAGGGAGGTAACGTCATTAAGTATGACGCCCAGGGTAACAGGCAACCCTAATGGCTAAGACTGCTCAGCTAGCTGACGGCACTACGCTGGAGTTTCCTGACGAGACTTCAGACGCGGTAATGGACGCTGCCGTCAGGAAGCATACGCAAGAACAACGCGTCCAGGCCGTCATGGCGCCTGGCGCCGAAGAAGCGCGTCGTAAGCAGGCCATCAAGGAAACTGGCGCTGAGATGTCGCTTCCTCAACGTGCACTTGCCGGTTCAGGTGCAGGCTTCCGGACAATTGCGAAAGCCGTCCTGCCTCAGGCGCTTGAAAAACGCTTAGGTATTGAGGAGAGTGTTGATGAAACAATGGAAGGTCTGGGCACCGCGGGCAAGGTAGCGCGGTTCGGCACCGAGGTCGGGGCTACCATGCTGCCTGCCGCGAAGGCCGCGCAACTTGCCGGCCGAGGGCTGGGACTTGCTGGTCGCGCGCTTACCCCAGTGGGTGCCGCGGCAATTGAGGGGATGACCGCTGGTGCCCTAACCTCGCCAGAAGATCAAGGAAAGGGTGTCGTTGCTGGCGGCCTTGGTGGCGCTGCAGGTCAACGGATACTTTCAGCCATCCTTGGTAGGGCCGGGAAACCAGTGCCTCAGCTTCCTGGTGCTGAACGTGCTCGCCGTGAAGGTATCGAGGTTTCAGCTGGTCAGGGCGCCGACCCTTCAACGCTGGCTGGTCGCACGTGGGGAGCGTTGGAGGAAGGTTTTGCCGGCATCCCTGTCCTTGGTCAAGCACTAGCCCGACGCCGTGGGCGAGGACAGGAAACGTGGCGCGAAAAGGCTATCGAGAAAGCGTTGCCTGAAGGTGGCCCAGTGCCGAAGGGTGCTGAAGGCACGACTGAGGAAGCCATCGAGGGTGTCCGCAAGCAATTCACCAACCTTTACGAAGATGCCTTGAGAGGTAAGAAGATTTCCATTGACGAACCCTTCGAGGAGTTCGTCACCAAGGCCATAAATGATCCTGCGCGTTATATGACGCAGGCGCAGCGAGAGTACGTTGAGTCACTTCTCCAGAAACATGTTTACTCTCAAGTGCGTAACCCTCCACCTGCCGCGGGGACCGTGCTGCCCCAGGCAACCGCCACCGCACGCGCTTTACCGCCCCCGCCTGCAGGGACCGCAGTTGGGCCGGTACGTGCTGAGGTTGGTCCTCGTGCAGCACCGCCCATCCGGGACATTGCTGGAGAAGCAATGCCCGCCGCGGCAGGTGCCCCGTTCATTGAGGGTCCTACGCTCTTCAAAGGTCAGTCTGAGTTGCGCCAATTGGCCCATAAACTACGTGGTGGACGACCATCAGAGGAAGAGACTGGTAAATTGATGGGGGACATTGCTGACGAAGTCTATCGCATGATTGGTCGTCAGGACAAGCCTGCAGGTGCCATGATTGAGAAACTTCGAGAACCGTACAGTAAATTCTCGGCAGTTGAACGTGCAGGAGAGAAGGCCGGTGGCGGCGGCGCCTTTACACCACGACAACTTCGTCAGACGGCAAAGGCGCAACCAGAGCTTCAGGAGTTTGCTAAGCTCGGGGAGCAGTTCGTCCAGCGGGCACAGCCACCAGGTCGTGGCACGTGGCCAGCCTACGCGGCCCTCGCCGGTGGTTACATGCTCGGTGGACCTGCGGCGACCGCGGCTGGTGCTGCAATGATCCCGGTGCTTGGTACGAAACTAGCCCAGCGGGCACTTCGCGGGGACTACGCCGCCCAGAAGGCCCTGATTAAACTTCTCCGTAAGCAACCGACCCTTGGTGCCGTACCAGGTGGCGTTGCTGGAGCCAATATCAGTGAATGAGGTAACATATGCCACGTGACGCTTCAGGAACTTACACGCTGCCCCCATCAAATCCCGTGCAAACAGGGACCCCGATCCAATCCACAGGGTGGGCGAACCCATCAATGTCGGATATTGGGAACGAGCTCACAAATTCCCTGGACCGTGCTGGTCGCGGTGGCATGACGGGACCGTTCGGCGTGACCGACGGCTCATTATCAGCGCCAGGGATGCGTTTCACCAATGACTCGGACAATGGTCTACGGCGCACGGGCACCAATACCTGGACCTTGGTGGCTGCCGGTGTTGACATTCTACAGGTAAACGCCAACGGCCTTACCCTCGTTTCAGGGATAGCTGTAGGTTTCGGGGCATCGGTAGACCAGAGCGACGCACCTCCCTCAGGTTTTATCAAGGGTGATCTTTGGTTTGAGTCTGATTCCGGCAACTTTTACGTGCAGTATGAGAACCCGGACCTTACCCTAGTGTCTGTTGGGGTGAATAGCTTCGGTGGCGCCTACGTGCCCCTGGGGTCGGTCGGGGTAGCGAACGGCGTGGCGTCCCTGGACGCTAGTGGTCGTGTGCCAACGTCACAGGGTGGGGTGCCCGCAGGCGCCATGTTTGACTTCGGCGGCACCGTGGCCCCGACTGGCTACGTGCTTTGTGACGGGGCAAGCTACACGACCGCCGCGCAGCCGACGTTGTTCGCCGCGATAGGCTACACGTGGGGAGGTTCGGGGGCGAACTTCAACGTGCCAAACTTCGCCCGCCGAACGGCGGTAGGTTCAGGCGGCACTGGCACGGCGACGCTCGGCAATACGGTGGGAAGTGTAGGCGGGGAAGAGACGCATACCTTACTGGATTCAGAAATGCCTGCTACTCTTTCTGGTGAAGGATGGTTGTATTATAGGGGCAGTGGAGGGGTTTATTCCGTAGGTGCTGGAACTTTGGTAGATCGCACAAATATCATCACAGCTACCCCCTTTAACGTCATGCAGCCCTCTGCCGTAGTGACCAAGATCATCAAGACCTGATTTTTAGACCTGATTTTTAGACCTGATTTTTAGACCTAAAGGAACTTTATGGCCTTCCAGTTCCCGCCATCACCTACCGTCGGGCAACTCTTTACCCCAGTTGCTGGTGTCACCTACCAGTGGAACGGCACGGGGTGGCTTCCAACGGCATCTACCCTTACCCAGGGGCAGGCCGACGCACGTTATGCTCAGGCGGTCACTGGTGATCGGACGCTGTGGCAGCAGACCACCGCTCCTGTGGGTTGGACAAAGGAGGTTAACGCCCTCTACAACGACGCCGCGCTGCGTTTCCAGACCGGCACGGCGACAACGGGTGGGGCTGACAACTTTAGCGTAGTGTTCGGCGTTGGAAAAACAACGGCGACAGACGGTAGTGGAAATAGCGGGGGGTTCACGCTGACAGAGGCTGAGATACCCGCGCATACGCACCAGCAAACGGTGTCGATTAGTGGAAATCAATTTGGAGCAAATCGCACTGGTGCTTCTGGGAACGGAGCAAATGCCTCAGATAGTTCTGGCGCCAATACGACGGCCCAGACAACACTGGGAACGGGCGGTGGTGGCTCCCACGCGCATACTACGCCTGCGCACTTCCATACGTTTAGCAACTTCAACCTCAAGTTCGCGGACGTTATCATCGCGACGAAGGACTAACCATGAGCGGAAGCTACTGCCCGCTGTTGAAGAAGCCCTGCATCGAGCACCAGTGCAAGTTCTACGTCCACCTGCTCGGGAATGACCCGCAGACCGGCAAGGGCATCGACAAGTTCGACTGCGCGATGGCCTTCATCCCTATTCTCCTGATCGAGGGCGCGCAGCAGACGCGGCAAGCCGGTGCGGCGATTGAGAGCTTCAGGAACGAGATGGTGAAAGCTAACCAGCTAAGGCTTCCATTTGAAACCTTTCCTACTATTCCTCAGCTGCCTGCTTCTTAACGCCTGCGCCGCGCAGCAGATTGAGGGGCCGTGCACGATTGAGCTTAAGGTTGAGCGCACGGTTACTTGCGAGGCGAGCGGTAAGTCAACTACCGGCCTGTCGTTGCCTTAAGTTTCTTTTCCGAGGGCGGCGTCGATGGCGGCGTCGAGACGCTCTCCCGCTGGTAGATCACGGTTCCAGCGCGGCAGATACCAGTAAAGTCCGGGGCCATTTCTATCCTGAACAACTGCGTTGTTACGCATGTGACGATACCTCCTCGCATCCTTCTCCGCCTCCCCTGCGCGGGCTTCTGCAGCTTCGGCACGACAAAGCGGGCATGGGATGATGTGGCCTTTGTGCTCCCAATAGCGAAAGCTGCAAGTCGCGCATTGACCACCCACTCCGGCAGTCTCGGCTACTGCCAGCGCCCGTGTCATGGCGCGGTCGGCCTCGATCTCCTCCTGGTTGCGGCTATTGGCTACGGCCAGCGCGGACTGGGCGGCGGAGAGTTGGCGTTGTAGGCTCAGAATTAACTCTGTCGCATCCCGCAAACATAGTTCTTCGTTGAATGACGCCAAATACAAATTCGGATACTCGGGGCAAATCTGTTTTATGAAATCCAGAATGTATTGAGGCGTCCTGCCCCCGGAGTGGTTGGTCATGGTATCACCTTGAGTTTTATATGAGGTTTGATCACATCTTCAGCTAGCCGAATTCCGTAATTTCTTTTCATTAAGCCGCGACGATCTGCGTGTGTTCCTGAGTGATAGCTAATGCTCGGCCCGTAGTGGCGTTTGCATGGCTCGCCGGGAATCGACTTGCAAACGGGGCAAGCAACCTTCGCAACACAGGGATCGGTATATACATAGCGCCCGCGCATAGTTGGATCAGGCACGAAAATCTTATGCGGATCACGAGCGCCATAGGCGATGAAGCGAATCGTCGGATAAGGGCAGAGACTCATCTCTCCTCCCCTCCCGCTGATGGGGCGGCGGCGAGCGCAGCCCAATAAAGATAGCGTTTTACATATTGATGTTCTTTTCCCTTCTCCAATAGGGCCTCTTGCACACCGACAAACGCAAGGACGGCGTGCCCGGTTTCCGGGTTGTAGAGTTCAACCGCAGTAGGTGCGATGTTATCGCCGCCTTGGAAAATAAGTTGCGTTCCACCTCCTCTCACGTATCCGCATTCTTCAAGGAACTTGGCCGTAATCGGCTCTCGCTTCTCGCGCAGGGAGAGGGCAGTAGCAGCTTGACGCAACACCGCCGCCTCTTGTTGCGCTTCCTCCGTGGCATCCAACTCTATGTGTGCGGCAATGGCTAACACAGCTTCGGGCAGAGTCGGCGCAGGACACGCAGTATCGCCAATAACATACGGTTCCTCCGGCATCCCTTCCCCGCTGTCGGGGGCCTCGCTCGCAGACGTTCTTGTAGCCTCGGCTACTCCGGCCCTCGCGGACTCCGTAATCTGCGGCGCGGCTTTCAAAAAGACGTGTTCTACAATCCTGAAGGAATGCTTAACATGCACTAAGGCACAATGATGTGCTTCGTCTGCCGTAAGAAAATGCCGCGCTTGATTAGCATCTTCTGTCCATTGACCGGCATAAGGAAGA